GCATAAGATGACGCTGCGCCTGTAACCTGGGAAGAATCCATGCCTTTTTTTGACTCTTCTTCCCTTGCATAAGCAACTGTTACGATTTCAGAAGAAGAATCCTCTGCATCTTTTAAATGTGTTTCTGCTCTTACATAGATTCTGTCCCCGACCACTTCCATCTGATCAGTGATACATAATACTGTCTTTGTTTCTGCCAGAAGCGGCTTTACTGCTTCCAGAATGTCCTCACAGCTTCTATATTTATATTTCCCGAATGAGTTATACTGCCCTTTTGGGGCTTTCAGCTTTGACTGAATAACTCCTAATTTTTCATAGATATTCAATTTCAATCCTCCTTGTCATAAACTACATGCTTGCTGCCCTCAACGATCAGCAAACTTGCGATATCTTTCATTGATATGGTTGATTCGTTATAGATCTCAACCAGTGCGTTGTATGCTTCCGATGATACTTTCACGACCGGGTTATCCTTATCAGTTGCAGGCTGTTTCTTTCTCGCTGGAATACGGATTTCAAAATCACTCATGAGCGTTCTCCTTATATGCTTTCTGAGCCGCTAAAAGCCCATTTAGTGCTTGCGTGTAACTTGCCAATGTCCTCGCCTTGTACTGTTCCTCTATTGGATTATCTGGAACAAGTGCAAGTTGAACATCAATCAGTCTCAGTACTTCCTGTATCCTCTCGTTCATAGACAGGCTCCTTTAACTGCTTAAAAAAACAATAGATTGCGTCTGACTTATCCCCCATGCCCGGAACCGTCTTACCGTTCTGAATGGAATCAGCGGCGTGATACTCAAGATGGTCGATAAACATATCTGGATTTTCCCAATCAACAATTGGTGTATCTCGCTTGTTAAGCTCATCCAGAAGAACATTTACTGCCAAAACCATATTCCATTTTGGAAGGAGTCTTAATTCTTCAAGATTCATTTAACGGACACCTCCCATTAATAAGCAGTTCCAGAAGACATTTCTTTGCATCTTCATAATTCTGAGAATCAAACTTAAAGTCGTAAAACTGGCACAATGAAAAATGCTTTACGATCTCCCCTGCATCATTAAATACATAAATATAAACTCTGGATATGTCGTCATACGCCGTATAGTCAAAATTCACATGCGCCGTTGTTTCACTTGAAACTCTCAGACACAACTCAAATATTTCTCTGATTTTCTCTTCGTTCATAATTTCCTCCTTGTATTGACTTTTGGTTTCTTTCCTTCTACAATGGAGAAGAGATATATTGTCTTGGATCCTTATTTGAGTTGCAGCTCTGAGGATCCTTTTTTAGTTAGCATGTCTAGCATGTCCATTCTTTCCACGTCCTTGCTATGTACACAGCTCCGATCAGTCCCAACGCTCCCATGATCTGGTCACGGCTGTTGTCCCAGGTCCAGAACGGAAGATACGTTGCTATCCCTCCAATCAGAATGGAGTCTATCCAATCTTTCATGTCAAAGCCTCCAATATTTCCTCGTTAGGGAAGTTCAATCGAATAAAAATATGCCGCAGTTCCGGATACGTGAATGTTTCCGGCTTATTTCGCTTTTTACGGAAAGTGTTTTCAGCCATTCCTGTTACTGCTGCCATCTGAGCATCACTTACTCGCTCGGCCTCCATCCTTTTTGCAATATTGCCTTTCAAAAGGATGTATTTCTTTTGTTCTGTGGTATATCTGATTGCCACAGTCTTTCCTCCTTTCTTACTTGATAAACATCCATGCAGCGTTTGAAAGAATTAATGCAATCATGGTTACAATCCATGCGCAGAACCATTTGTGAGTCTGCTTTTTTGCCTCTCTTACAACTTCGACTGCATAGAAAGTTTCGAACTCTTCAAAATTTGTCACTTTTTTATCCTCGGTTTTCTTCATAAAAAATCCTCCTGTTCTCTTGCGAAATACAGGAAGAAATGATATGATTATCCTGTAATCCGCTAGCACGATTAGTGGTTTACAGCTCCGAGGCGAGAGGTTTCAGCTCTCCTTCGGAGCACTTTATTTTTCAAAATGTTTTTCCATAAGGTCAGCAATCATCAGATACTCTTCTGCAATTTTCCCTTTTCTTGTATTTTTAACCTGTTCACGGAATTCCGGAATAGTCCCAAAGAAGCATCCGCATGCAACTCTGACCTTTTTATCTTTGCATCTAAAAAACGTAGTGGTACGGAATTGAGCACCAAATCCATGAATAGTTGTGTAATCTGCATCGCCGGACACCATTGCATCGCCGGACACCTTTGCATCGCCGTACACCTTTGCATTGCCGGACACCATTGCATTGCCGGACACCTTTGCATCGCCGGACACCCATGCATTGCCGGACACCTTTGCATCGCCGGACACCCATGCATTGCCGGACACCATTGCATCGCCGGACACCCATGCATTGCCGGACACCATTGCATCGCCGGACACCCATGCATTGCCGGACACCCATGCATTGCCGGACACCATTGCATCGCCGGACACCCATGCATTGCCGGACTGGTTTACATTTCCTTCTTTTTCTACCCATCCGCCAGTTTCTCCGGCTTCTACATCCGCAAATGAAATGAGTGCTTTGATTCGGAAAAGTTTCTTTCCGAAAATGTTAATTTTGGTTTCTGATGTTAATTCAAATTTCTTCATTTTCTTCCTCCTCTTTAATTACTGTGAATGCACAGTTTCTTTGTTTCGTTTTTTTGATTTTGTGTTATACTCTCCTTTGGAAAGGAGGTATTAAAAAATGACTTATGATGAATTTATGTCGGTCATTAACTCTGATGTTGAAAGAATCCTGTCGGAAAATTCTGCTAATATTGCTCAGAGCCTGTTACAAGGTCTGCCGGAAGACGAACCTTGTATATCAAAAGAACAATTCCAAATCATCAGAAATGCCGTAAATACATCTATTCAGTCTTCTGTTCAAATAATGTTCGATTACCTAGATTCATTCGGAATGCTGGAATATGAACACCTGACTGAACATCACGAACCGCCCGTTCTAAAAGTGATTCGGGGCGGGCTTTCGGACACTGGGAAGAAATAATTTGTTGCTGGTCTTGAAGTTGCGATTCAAGGCTGGCAATTCTTCTTTCCAGAGACCGGAATTTTCTCCTTGTTGATCTGCTCAACTGTTTTCACTTCCTTTCTAGTCAAGAACTTTGTAGATGGTTTTAATCTGTCTGTTTACTTTCTGGAATCTTCGGTTCAAGGAACCTATCTGCTTTATCAGGATTCTTGTATTTTGCGATTGTTTCTCCGACACCAAGAAAATATCCCTTGTCAAACTCTGACATATTGGGAACTGCCTTGGTTATTGATTCGAGAATCTTTTTTTCTTTCTCAGACAATGTATTCACTCCTTTCTTACACGTTTTGATTCTTCAAAAGCAACTAAGTCACTTTCTAGCACTCTGTAACCAGAGCCGTTCAGATTGATTGCCGGAAGCTGTTTATTCCGTATCCATCTCCACACGGTAGGAACTTTCACACTATATCTCTGAGCGATTTCTTCGCAAGTGTAAAGACGTTCCAAAAAAATCACCTCCTACTTATTTTTAGTTGCGTTTACCACTTATTTGTGTTATCCTAGTTAATGCCTATTGGCAAAGGAAAGGAGTGGTTATCATGACCCAACTTTTGAATTTGCCTGTTCCCTTTGCTCTTAATCCGTCCGTACTGATACCTCGACAGTCAAAACAGGTCAAAGACGGCTCTGATTGTTTTGTCAGCGATTAGGCATGTTGCAGAACCAAGACTGCGAAAGTGACAATGTGCTTCAAGAAGCATTTGGCGCTATCGGATGTGGCTTCGGCCTGCAAAGTACATAGGGTAAACAAATTTGGAAAAGGACTGTTCAGAATAGCGCTCTGAGCAGTTTCTTTTTATCTAATAAAAGTGTCGGTTCTATCAGATCGTGGTAAACGCTCAAGGCTTTGTATTACCTTGTGTTATTATAATATCTCACATAGATAGATTTGTCAAGCGTAAATCTCACAAAAATTTGACAGAGTTAGATTTTTGTGCTACTATATACTTGCAGTTAAGAATAGGAGGTGAAAAGAGTGAATACTAGGATTCAACAAATAAGAAAGACTGCGAAGATGACTCAGGATGAGTTTGCCGAGAAAATCGGGGTATCTAAGAACTTTGTTTGGATGATAGAAAAAGGAGAAAGAGTTCCATCAGAACGAACTGTCAAGGATATCTGTAGGGAATTTAAAGTCAACTACGAATGGCTGACTAAGGGAACAGGTGATATGTTCATCCAGAATAAGAGAAAATCCGAGATTGCGGATTTCGTTGGTTCTGTCTTGAATGGCGAAGCAGACAGCTTCAAGGTGCGATTGGTAGAAATACTTGCTAATCTAAATGAATCAGAATGGGAAACACTTCAGAAACTTGCGAACGCTTTAGCGGACAAGGAAGAGGAATAAAAAGATAGGGACAGGATGTAACTCCTGCCCCTTTTCTTTATTTCAGTCCCAGAAATGATATTATAAATCTAAATATTGTATACAATTGGTCATGGTCTGCTTTTTCTATCATTTCAATAATCTCTTTCTTATAATCCATAATAACCCTCCCTATTGCAATTACCACCTACATTACAGTATATGTCCGGTTTGTGGGAACGATCGAACATTCGTTCGTTTTTTGCTATTATACCACTAATGTTCGCCCTTGGAAACTGCCAGATATACACCGATATGTTTATGATTGCATAGAAATTATTCGTAACATCAAAGATATAGTCTTTTCTGTTTAGTGGCAGGGCGAATAAAAACGGCGGCATGGTCTGTTTTATTTCATGGGTGCTATTCTTATGTAGGGTAGAAGATCTGTACGCATTTTGGACAGAATACACTTCTGACTCTTCGCGGATATAATCGTCTACGCACATTGGTAAATAAACAATGTAATTAAGCAAAAGCACAGCTTCTATTATAATTAGTATATTTTTGATTATTTTCATTTCATAAATCACCTAAAAACGTCTATTTACAACTAAATTTAACGATGCTATAATAAAAATAGCATATTTAAACACTTTTTTTTGCAAATGGCGAAAACAACGCCCATAAGGGAATGATTTGAATGAAAATTGCGATTTGTGACGATGATAATTTACGAATTGAAATTTTCAAAAATAGCATTGACCGATATCTAAAAGAGCATGGTGATGGCGGATATACATTAACCACTTACACCAGCGGAAAGCCTTTGATCGACGATGTTTCAGATGGCGAATGGTATGACATTATAATTCTTGATGTCTCCATTAACGGAGAAAATGGCATAGAGATTGCCAAAAGATTAAGAAAAATCGGATACTATGGAAATATCACTTTTTGGACAGAGCGCAAAGAATATGTATTTGATGCGCTTGATGTGCTGCCGGTTCATTACATCATTAAAGGCTCTGAGCATGGAAGAATGTATTCAGTTGTTGAGCAGACTCTTGAAAATATCCGTGAAAAAACGCTTACCATCAAGAACAAGGACTACTTTCACAGAGCTGAATTCCGGCATATTGAATACATCGAAAGCCAGAACAAATACATAACGATCCATTGCACGTGCGGAATATCACACAAGGAACGAGGAAAGCTCAATGATATCGAAAAGAGTCTTGACGGAAGATTTTTGCGCTGCCACCAGAGCTATATAGTTAATATGGACGAGGTAAGCGAAGTAAGCCATTTTTTTACGATGGTATCTGGCGCAATCGTCCCGATCAGGCAAAGAGAACTTGCAAAAATAAGAGAAAAATATGAAAACTACGTCATTGGAGGGAGATAAAGCATGAGCGAAGAAAAAACCAAGAAGTGCAAACATTGCAAGATGGACATTCCAAAAGATGCAAAAATATGTCCACATTGTAGAAAGAAACAAAAAAGCGGAATATTAAAATGGGTTGTATTAATACTTATCATAGGAGTGGTTATCGGTGCTGTCACAGGCGAAGATAAATCCGCTGATAGTACGACAAAACAAACAGAAGCAACTGCTTCAGACAGTCAGAAACAGGAATCTGAGTCAATCGAATATACATCTGTGTCTGTAAATGATATGATGGATGCCCTTAATAATAACGCTATGGGAGCGTCTGACAAATATAAAGGTAAATACCTTGAGATTACCGGAAAGCTCACAAACATTGATGCAGCCGGAAAATATATTGATCTCATGGCTGATGGAGATTTTGAGATTATTGGAGTTCAGTGTTACATCAAAAACGACGACCAGAAAGCTAAAATAGCATCTATGTCAAAAGGTGACACTGTTACATTGAAAGGAAAATGTACGGATGTCGGAGAAGTGCTTGGATATTCTCTTGATATTGATGAAATAGAATAAATGCTAAAAAAGACCGGCTCTCGCTACCAACGAGGACCGGTTTTTAAAAAAAAGAAAAATATTTTTACGTTCCGCAAAGCATAACGAAGTGAAACGTATCGCCTGACAAGTCATATTGTATCATCTTCGGTGTGTTCGGACAAGTCAGAAAGTTTGTTCGGTTAATAAGGAGGAAAAGAAATGGCAACTGCAAAAAAACTGCCATCTGGCTCATGGAGATGTCAGGTATTCAGTCACATCGAAGAAATCCCGTTATCAGACGGGACTATCAAAAAGAAAAGGGTTTATAAATCTTTTACATGTTCAGATCCTAGCAAAAAAGGGAAGCGAATCTGTGAGCAAATGGCTGCCGAATGGGCAGCAAAAAAAGAAAGTGAAGTATTGACTGCGCGATATGTTCCACCAGAAGATATGACATTAAAAGAGGCATGTAATAAATACATAGAAAGCAGAACATGTGTTTTATCCCCTGGAACTATTAGAGAATATAAGCGATCTGTCAAAAGAGACATGGCTAAACTTATGTCATTAAATATAATGGAAATCACTCAAGAGGATGTTCAAGCTGAAATGAATCGTGAAGCACTTACTCATTCGCCAAAAACTGTGTACAATATGCATGGCTTTCTTTCTACTGTCTTGAAGACTTATCGTTCGGATTTCATCTTAAGAACTTCCTTACCTAAAAAGGTAAGACCGAAAATCTATGTACCTACATCTGCCGAAGTCAAAAAGGTAATTGAATGTACTGTAGGTAGTGAATTAGAGATACCTGTTCTTCTGGCAGCATTCGGTCCAATGAGGCGGTCAGAAATCTGCGCGCTTAATTCTGATCATATCAAGCAGAACATAGTACATGTCGAATATGCTATGGTTATGAATGATTCTCATGGTTGGGTTATCAAAAGACCAAAATCTTTTGCTGGCGATCGTTTTATTCCATTTCCGGATTTCGTTGCAGAAAAACTTAAAGGTATACATGGAAAAATAACAAATTTGAATCCGGCGCAAATATCTAATAGATTCGCTGATGTTTTAGAGGATAATCATATACATCATTTCCGTTTTCATGATTTGCGTCATTATTGCGCATCTGAGTTGCATACTCTTGGAATTCCAGATGTATATATTATGCAGCGCGGCGG